ACGTTTTGAATTGATCTAAGAATAATGGAATCCAAGTTTTGTCTTCTGTTAGATAAATGTGATAATACGCTTTCATTTTTTATTCGCAAACACTCTATTAAAAGGTCGTTTTCCATCTTTCAAAAAGACTACCATACTATCATAAAAAGCGACAGAGGTCAACCCCTCACATATTTTGAGAAGTTTATGATCGATTTTCTTTTTATCATTAGATTCTATATGATCATAATTGATTAGATCAGATATATTTTTAGAATATTCAACAAAAGAGTTTTGATTATACAAGAATGACTGAAAAGAATTATAGTAACTTGTATGTGTATCTTCGCATATTAATGTTCCATTCATATTGATATGTGGAAATACTCTTTCGAAAGTTATTTTTTGTTGCTGCATTGTATGCCCACCATCATCGATCAAAACATCGATATTGGGATATTTCACCAAAAAGTCATCCCAAAAAGAATGACTTTCCTGATCACCAACTATTATTTCTGTATTATCATCGTAATGAGAAACATGATTCAAAACACTAGGATCAATATCGATTCCGACGATTTTTGCTTGTGGTCCAAGAAACTTTCTCCACATTTGAATACTACCACCAGATTGCACTCCGATTTCAACGAGAGTAATTGGTTTATCAATATATTTTGAGCAGTAAGTTTCATATACATCGAAATAAGGATCCCACTTATCGGATCCTAATGTTAATTCTTTATGAAATATTTCTCTTAGTCTGTTATTCATATCAATTTATTCCACTTTTTGTTCAGGAAAATATTTAACGAAAATGTCTTGCATATTAGGTCTCAAACTTTTTACTTTTCTTTTCATTTCTTCATGAAAATTCCATGCGAGAGGAATAAAGCAAATATTCTCATTTTTATATTGATGAAGTATATCCATTCCACCTTTAATTAATACTGAACTTCCAGGAGTATATAACCCCTGCTTTAAAGGGTTCTCATCGATAATTAAATCAGGACCTTCTTTTGCAAAGTTTAAGAGTGTGTTGCCTTTAGCTGGAGCACCAAGCCCGATTATTGGCATTCCTCTTTCTCTATACTTTCGTATCATCTCTCTGAAATAATTTGTCACGAAGATGCATCTATTCGCATATTCTTCATATGTTTTATCTGTATATAACCCTTTCTTCTGTTCAAGCGAAATTAAATTTTCAATAGTCTTAGGCGCTTTTGCAAACTTAGAAATAATGAAAATATAACTGGTGCCGTGGACTGGCGATTTCACAACATCGATCAAATTTAGACCAGCACGTTTACATAATGCATCAATCGACTTAATATTATAGAAAGAAAGATGTTCATGGTAAATCGTATCAAACTCACCATTCAGAATCATGTCCGCTTGCGACGTTGTAGCAAATAACAAACTGTCTTTGTGCATGACTTCTCGGATATTCTGAAGCAATTCGAGTTGATTGAAGTTGTGCGCGAATGCGTTTTGGCATGTGATAACATCGAATTTTTCTTCGAATTCTTTTCCCGAAAAGTATCCGCAGATGACTTTGTGTCTTTTGGACGAAGTAGGATGCAAATTTTCTGCTGGGTCAACACCATAGGTTTCTGCTCCATAATTTTGGAAGTAATTGAGTTGACTACCATCATTACAACCAATATCAAGAACAGTTCGCGGGCGCGTACCATACTTTTCTGCTGCAAATTGTGCGAACCAATCAAAGTATTCTAGCTGAGTTTTTGCTGTGCCAGAAACATATAGGTAATCTTTAAAAAGTAAATCAGGATTTACACGGTGTGTCAACTGAACATGATAGCAATGATTACACCGATTAATTGCAAGAGGATATTCATCTTGAACTTCCTCTTTAGTTTTCTTATATGAATTAGCGAGAGGCTGCCGGTTTAGATCCAGAACAGGAACCAAATCTGTGCTGCCACAAGCAATACATTCTGTTATTTGTTCACAATTATTCATACATCTAGCCATCTTTTGTTTTGAAGGTACCAGTCACTCACTTGTTTAATGCGTTCACTGAATGCAATTGTTGGTTCCCATCCTAAAGACCTCATCAAATCACCACTCAATGCATAACGTAGATCATGCCCAGGTCTGCTCGAATGAAAATCGATCATTTCATAAATCAATTCTTTGTCTTGAGCTTGTGCAATTAGTTTAGCGAGAGTTAGATTATCGACTTCTTCTTTTCCAACAATATTAAATTTAGCACATTTAGCTCCACCATAGTCTGGCTCAACTTTTGGTTTCTTTAGCAAAAGAAATAATAATGCTTCAGCTACATCTTGTGCATGAATGTAGAAACGACTTCCTGCTTGAGTTCGAGTATGGTCGGAGTGAATCCAAATCTTTTCGCCGAGATCAACTTTTTTAATACAAAGAGGAATAAACTTCTCAGGAGTTTGGCGTTCACCGAATACATTCATTGTATGAGTGATCATCATAGGAATTTTATAAGTGTTTTCATATGCAACACACAATTCTTCTGCGCCAGCTTTTGATGCTGAGTATGGATTTGTAGAATTATATCGTGCTCGCTCATCATATGAAACTCCGGGTGGCGCAGCACCGAAAATTTCATCCGTGCTGAAATATAAGAATGTTTCTAATTTCTCCAAACGTCGAGTATATTCTAGCAAATGTGCAGTACCAATAGTATTATCGAAGATAAACTCCATTGGATGCGTAATTGATCTATCGACATGAGATGATGCTGCTAAATGTAGAATAATATCTGGGGTTCCAAACTTATGCATAAAGTTTTGAACTAAAGGATTAATCTCAGCTTTTAAGTCATGAAATACTACATTGATTCTTTTCTTCGTTTCTTTATCATAGGTTTCAAGAATTTCATGTAGTCGATTTAAATTGCCTGAAAAATCTAAACGATCAAGTGTGGTAATTTTCCAGTCAGTCTTTCTAACCAACAATTCAATAACATGATGTGCAATGAATCCTGCTCCACCAGTAATCAAAACATGCTTACTCATTAATATATTCTCCTGTCGGTGCAATTACACCTTCAACTCCAATTGGATCGATTGCGATTGTTTTATACATATTCAAATTTTTATAATATGAATGCTCAACATCTATACCGTATTGAAAACAATCATTGAAGATAATTGGCAATTTAGATTGAAAAACATTAAATAAAGAAGAGTCCATATGCCAGAATCTTAATTTGAATAATTTGTCTACTCCGGATTGTTCTTGTTTTTGTTTTGTCATCCAAGACTCAACTGGAGCATTAAAAACAAAAGCATTTTTGAAATCTTCTCTATCTAAAATAAAATTGTCATTTAAAGTATATCGACCAGAAAGTTTGTATATTCTTTTACTTTCTGTTCGCATACTCTTAAAATAATCTGCTGCTATAATAAAACTTAAAGTTTCTGCAAGACTTCTCTGCCCAATTTTCGATAATTGATTCACTTGCACGTTGTTTCCTGTGTAGATGAAATCGGCCCCTATATTTCCAATCTCACCCACGTACTCGCTTTTAGGCATCTCGAAAGAGCCATCAAAAATGAAAATTCTATTGTTTGGGCAATATTTTTGAATCGATTTAATTGTATTTACTGTCTGCTGAAATCTTTCATCATTATTGAAAACGGAAAGTTGATTTACACTCAGAGCAGAGTTTATAAAAAACACACCATCAAGCATACTTCGCCTCAATTATTTTACGCCATTCTGGTACTCTATCATATTGATGAGCAATAGTAAACTCTTTTCCTTCAGAAGTAGTAACTTTACCGTCTATCATTTTAGGTTCTGCTTCTAGAAGAAATGGTCTAAATTGTTCGATTTTTGATGGGTCTGCTGTAGTGCCTAACTGTGCTGCCCAGCCATCTTCCGAGTTCATGTATAAACTTGTACTGCGATATGGCTCTTGCGAAATCATAAAGTTGAAAGTTGATTGATCGCAGATAGGAATTGGGCGATTAATTGCTGCGGTAAAAATATTAATTGTAAGATCACGAATCGCATGACCACGACCGGCTAAGACGCCGACATTATAAATTGTATTGTGTTTGAACTTATCGTAAATGTATTGACCGTAGGTTTCGAGTAAGTTTTGATCACCCCAAGGTTCATCTTTGTATTTCATACTCTCAGATGCGAAAACATAATCCTTGTCGGATTCATCGAGCAATTTTTGTAAATGTGGGATGGGATTTTGTTGAAAGACTACATCTTTAACATCGGTAGTGATTACGAAACGATAATCATTCCGGGAGAGATGGTCGTAGATATGAATGAATCTTTCTACATGAACAGGAACTCTACCATGCTCATATAATAAATCACCTTTTTCGTTCTGCCCAAAACCAATAACTTTGAAACCAGCTTCGATAACTTTCTTCACAGATTCAATATCACAATTCATCAATACGAGAACTTTATCGCCATCAAAACCACTTTGATTGATTGAGTTTACCCAATATTTCAAAGTGTCCCAATTATATCCGGTGCTTGCACCAATTATCAAATCTTTCATAACAAATCTCCTTAAAATTATATAGTCATGCTATTGACCAGGCGTATCCTTTTTATATTTGTTTACCAAGTGTTTTGTTCCCCATTGCCCTGCGCCTGCTACAGGCAAGATATCTGGGTGTGGAGATTTCTTTTCTTCACTTACACTTTTATGTAGCTTGGTTCCAGTTACTCTCTGAACAACGTCCCATGCTTCTTTGTGTCTTTTGTTTTTGACATGAGAATCAAATTCTTCTTTTTCTTTTTGATTTGCTTTTTTCTTGAAATGTATAAGTTCCATAACTCCTATGTTGCCAGCGTATGCAGCTTCATGAAGAATATCGAATTGTTTAAAGTTTAACATATTAGCCTCTGGTTAAATTCAGTATTTTCTGTATCTGAGATTCAATCACTGGCTTTCGATTAGGCCATTTAATAATTGGCTGATCAGCAGTCTTTAATAGTTTAGTCAAAAAAGGTATAATTAGTTTCTCTAATTGCTCTAGTCTTTGCTTATATTCTTCTACAGTTTCTTCTTTTTCTGCGATAACAGCATTATACTCTTCTTCATCAATTGCAGTAAATCCAAAGTCATCATCACCATATTCTTCCATTATCTTGCTGATATCATATTTCTTTTCCATTATTTGTCCCATGCTTTTTGTGCAGTGAAATTGGCATGACTAAACTCTAATCTATCAACAAGTTTAACAGCATTACCTTTCAATTTGTCAACTGCTACGAACCCTTCAGGGTTCGTAACTCTGTAACCATCATCCGTTCTTAGAAAAGCGCCGGTAACTTGTTTTACTTCTTGTAGCTTTTTGATGATCATATTTTTAGCTTCAACGATCAAATTTTGAAGATCGAATATTGCTTTCAATTCTGTAGTGTTTGCTCTATAGAATCGCATCAATTCATTTTTTTCTTCACGGCGCTTTTGTCTTGTATCTTCTCTTTTAGCAGAAAGTATTTCTTTATTTAATTTATCTTCGACCCATTTCAATAATTCAACAGTATGTGTTGTTGTATTTGTGATTTTCTGCCCTGAACGAACTTTTGTATTATTGAAAGTTTTAATTTGTGTAGAAAGAATATCTGAAGTTGCTATACGATTCAAAGGTAAAGAATTCATTCTCTGAAAAATAACTCCTGCATTTGAGAGAATTCTTGTAATTTGTTTAGTTTCTTCTTCGGTGAATGTTGCAGTGCCTGATGCATCAACAAAATATGCATCACGAAACCAAACATCTTTCGTTGGTTTCATTCTGTTTATATCGATATTAAAAGAGGCTTTTAGCCCAGCGATTGTAGATCCAGTATATGAAGTGTGAAATACGATTCCCATTTGTGCATCTAGCATTGTTTTTGCTAATTTGCTCGAAACAGGAACAGCATATACGATTGTATTTGGTTGAAATATAATGTATTTTTCGCCGTCAATTGTTTCTTTCTTCAGATCACCTTTGGTGAACATCATATCGCCCTGAAGAATTCCTTCGATCCCTAGTTTAGGTAAATAAGTTAAAGCATACTTAAGTTTTTTATTCAGACCTTCTGAAGGATGATTTCTATCTATATCTTCTTCGGTGTAATTTAACTTAGCATCTACATTAAATATACCTTTAGTTGCAACAAAAAACTTCCCGTTCTCTGGATTAGTTCCAGCAAACACTGCTGGTGCTCCATCCCATTTTGTAGTTATGTTTACTTTCGTATCTGCATTACCTGCAAGCATATCTCTCAGGGAACGAAGAAAATTTATTGCATCTCTCGCACCAGCTACACCGCGATTTAATATCTCATCCTCGATATGTTCCAAATGAACATTTTTTCCTTCTTTCGAAGATTCTGTTAAAAATTCTGAGAAGTTCATATTTCTTCTGCTTTCGATCCGATAAGTCTTTTTGGCATTATTAAAACTCTTACACCGCTATAAGTTTTTCCATTAACTTCATAATTTCTTCCTGAAGAATATCTAGCTCCTATAATAGTAGTGTAATCTTCTTTCATAAATTCAGAAACATCAGGATTATAACTAACGTGGGCAGAAAAACTTAATACATGAAAAGTTCCCTTTTTCTCTAAAACCGCATCACCTTGCCCAATCAAATGAATATTATCTATACCAAAGTTTCTTTCCCCGAAATGAGGACCATATATCGATTTTCCTATCAATTTTTTATCTTTGACTACAGTATAAAATCTTTTTTTCGATTCGGTTATCGTTGAGTGAAAACCGCTTATCTTTTTCAAAAAGTTCACTACATTAACATCTTCAGAAATGGAACCTTTTTTTGAAGCATCAGCTTTTGATGTTATTCCACTATATTGTTGAAACCCACTAGCATCTTTACCCATTTTGTGAGATATGAAACAAACATCTTTAAACTTATTTGTTTTAGTGTCATAAGTCACTAAAGCTATATCTGCTTTAGGCGTTCCCTCAACCTTATTGGCTCCGTAAATATTTTTAAAAGTATGTTTTCCCGCTTTTATTGTTATCGGGCTTCCTATTTTTACGATGTAGTCATTGATTTGTTTAAGAACTGCCAATTCACCTCTTTCCGTTGGAGAAGGCGAGTTTAGTTGATATGAGGTATCTAAAGTTTTATGTTTAAACAACAACCCGTGTACATTCGAAGATCCAGCCATAATTTCTCCAGTTTATTGGAGTATTTATACCCTTACTCCCTCAAACTTAGAATTGAACTTACGCTCACGATTACCGAAAGTATTGATTGGTTTATCAGGAATATCTTGCCCAGAATCAACCAAGTCTTGTGCGCTACTTTCAACATCATACAACTTCATCTTCGCCCTGTCAACCCCTATGACAAACTTTTTATTCTGACTCGGATCATTATATCGATTTTTCAATTGTTTGACCATCATCTGATTCAGTTGTTGCAACTCTTCTGTGCTAATCAATGCAAACATAAAGTCAGCAGTTGCAGGGAGACCGAAAGACTCGGAAGTATCTTCAAGACCAACATCAGAGTTTGTATAACCGGATCGAGTAGTTTGTGTTGCAGATACGATAGGAACATTAAATTCAACAGCAAGCCCTCGAAGTTCTTCAGCAATCGACTTGATGTAAGTATATGAATTCACACTACTTCCCATCTTCAATCTAGAAGAGCAGCAGATATTCAGATAGTCAACAAAGATAATTTTAGGATGAAAATTTTTCTTCAGTTGCAATTCATTCAACAAAGAACGAAAGTGCATCGCATTTGCTGAAGCAGTCGGATATTCTTTGATGATCAGTTTGCCGCGAGTTTT